TCCCCTTACATTGGTGCTACCGGATATTACCAATTCGTTGCTTCAGATTTTCTTGATATAACTCAGGTTAATCCAGCAACCGGAGGTACAGCAGGAACCCCTAATAATGTACTTACTGGCCAACTTTCTACAAACTTCTACCAAGACCTTTTATATGGTGAATTGGAAGACGGAGATCAGATTTGGTTAAATGACACAGGAAGTTCTGTTAACTACCTTTCATACCAATCTACTGTTGATAGAGATCAATACCAAGTTTCTTATGCTAGAACCTTTAATAATGTCTCTAGACAAAGCCCAGACCAGTTAACAAACTACCCTGCATTTGGTACTGTGTATGCATCTGACAATATTGGCGCTCCGGTAAGTTCTGATAGAACTGATATTATTTCATCGGTTGGATCAATCAACCAGTTTATTAGCGTGGTAACCCAAATTGATCCTACAAACTTTACAATATCATCTACCCCTTCATCCCCTATATCAGTTGGTGATTTGGTAGTATCTACGGATCTTGATATTTGTGAAACGGTCGGAAGTAACAGACAAAACAGATTGACAAAGGTAACTGCAGTCGCTCAAACTACTACTGCTAATGTAGTTCAGGTGACTACTGCTAGGCCAGTTTACTACTATGCTGGAAGTCCAATCCAAGTACAGAAGTTTAAATCAATACCTCAATTTACAAGGTCTTTTGATTTCACTTACCTGCAAGGATTTACCATGAGAGATTCTCATAGGCCAAATGGAACTGATGCTAGAGTTTCTGAATTGCTTGATGTAATGTACAATACAAACATTGCAGCAACCCTTGCTGCTAAGGATGTTATCTCCTTCAGATACATTGTAGATACGTTTAGCGGTCAAATCCTACCTAACTCAAAATACCAGTTAAGTAAACTTGCAATGATGAGACAAAAGGCTTTGGCCCTTATCAATGCTCCTTCTATGAGTCAGTTTAGAGCATCAACAGATCCTAGGTTTACAGATGCACCTACACAAACTAACCCATATCCATCTCTGAAAGCACAATACATTGCAGAAGGTGGTAACCTTTCTCTGAATCCTTCTTACACATTCAGTTTACCAACGGAGGATCAGGGTGCTAAGTACGCAGCTTTCTATACCCCTTATTTAACATTGAGGGAAAACAATAGAAATATAAACGTACCCCCAGCAGCTTACATCTCTAACAACTTTGTGAGGAAGTTTGCTAATGGTGAGCCTTACAGCATTATTGCTGGTCAGAAAAGAGGGGTCATTTCGGGGCAAAACTTAGTAGGACTTGAATATGACTTTACCGACACAGATAGAGGCTGGTTAGAGCCAGTAGGTCTTAACCCTATTATTAAGAAGAGAGGCCTTGGCGTGGTTGTGTTTGGAAACCAAACAGCATACCAAACAGTTAACTCAGCATTTAATCTTGTACACGTTAGGGACCTTCTCATAAGTGTAGAGAACGATGTTGAAGAAATCATGGCTAACTACCTATTCGACTTCAACGAGGATTCAATTAGGCTAGAGATTAAGACTCTGGTAGATAATTATCTCGATGGAGTTAGAGCCGGTGGTGGTATTTATGCTTACCAGGTAATTATGGATTCTTCAAACAATCCTCCGTCAATCATCGACCAGAATATTGGTATAATTGATGTGATTATAGAACCTGCTAGAGGTATCCAGAAGTTCATTAACAGAATTACTGTTACTAGAACTGGTGGTATCGCTGCTGGAGGCTTTATCCAATTTGCTTAATTTTTGACAAAATAGAAAATTCGGATAAATATAAAAAAAGGATAGAACTAAATGGCTGGTTTACCCCATTATCAGAACTCAATAAACTCGGTAAATAAGTTTGAACCGGTTTTCCTCAATCAATTTGAGGTAAACGTTATACCTCCCGCAGCAGTTGCTGGTGGTCCGGTTCTTCTTGAGCACGTAATTTCTGTTGATGGATTAGAGGTTGATAAAAACCCAAATTTTGTTTCCCAGAAGTACAAGTTTGCCAAAAGGAATTATGCTGGAGGTAAGCCCGACACAACTACTCTTGACCTTGGATTGAAATTCACGGTCAACCTTGATGATGCTAACTCCATGTATGTTTTTAAAACACTTAGGCAGTGGACAGATTTAATATACAATCCACTAACCGGTGCACAAGGCATCAAGGCAGATTATACTGGAACAATTGTAGTTTCTGTCTTTAATAAAAATGGAGACGTTTTTAGAAGGATTACTTTAAAAGATTGCTTCCCGCTAAAAGCAATCGACCCAATGGAATTAACATACATTGACGGAAGTACTCTGTACGAGATCAGCATGGTTTGGGCGGTTGATTACTGGGATGATCTTTTCTTATAAAATAAAAAAAGTAGATGGCAGGTTTACCACATTTTAATAATTCAAAGGCAGCAAGAAATAACTACGAGCCGGTTTTCTTAAACCAGTTTGAAGTCTTGATTACTCCTCCAAATGGTATAAATCTAGCGAACACTACCTTCAAGGGGGAAAACATCCTTACACAACAGGTAAAGAACATTTCTGCTTTGCAAGTAGATCTACAGCCTGCAGATGCGGTTACACAATACTACAAGTTTGCTGAGAGAAGGTATGCTGGAGGTGAGCCTTCAACTTCGGATGTTCAGTTTACTATGGATTTTGAAGTAAACCTTGATGACGACAATTCTATGACCCTTTATAAAATCTTAAGACAATGGTCGGATCTGATTTACAACCCACTCACTGGGGCTATGGGTCTGAAAAGGGATTATGTTGGTTCTATGGTGGTTTCTATATTTAATAAACAGGGTGATGTGTTTAGGAGAATTACTTTGAATAATTGCTTCCTGGTTGAAGCTATCAATCCGATGCCACTATCTTATGATTCTGGAGACGCTCTTTACACCATTTCTACAACTTGGAAGTCTGATTACTGGAACGATCTGTTCTTATAATCGGAACTTAATTCCTTCTATTTTCTATAATTTATGGTTTTTGTACCCTTGTGGTATATAAAGAAAATGGTGAACATGTCGGATAAAAATCTATCGCCCGAAGAAATACTAAGAGAAAAAGAGATCGCTGGTGGAATTGTTTATGATGATCCTAGCGGGTTGAATTTAGATACTGAGCTTTCTGATAACGTGTACAACGAAACAGTAGAGGAACCTGTATCAAACAATCAGCAAACTCCTTCTATCGAACCTGAAGAAACAAAGCCATTAGAGCTTGGTTGGAAAAATTTGCCGGTTGGCATGCTTCCATCAAAGGGTCTTTTTTATCCAGATGGCTCTAGGATAGCGATTAGGCCTGCTGAGGTTAAAGAAATCCGTCAATTCTCAACGATTGATGAGGATGATATGCTTGATATAGATGATAAGTTAAACTTTATATTGGACTCTTGCTGTCGTATTAAATTTGGCGAAGGTGTTGTTTCTTATAAAGATCTCAAGCAGGAGGATAGATTTTTTATAATTATGGCAATAAGGGATTTAACTTTTGTCAAAGGCGAAAATCGGATCATTGTTAGCCCAGAGGGCGGATGTAGCACTAGAGGATGTGATGGGATGGAAGGTATCGAACTTAGGACCGGCGTTTTAAGTAATTATGAAATTCTTGAGGAGCTTACGAAATTCTATTCGCACTCTGAGAGATGTTTTATCTTTCCTATTAAAAGGCTTGGTAAAACAATTAGGATGTCTCCTCCCTCTATAGGAGTGACCAAAGCTATATCTTCCTTTGTAAGAGATGCTGTAAAGAAGGGGGATGAGGTAGATCAAAGCTTCATTAAGATTGCACCATTTTATTTAGAAGAGTGGAGAGGTCTTGATTATTTTAAAATCAAGGAAGCCATGATAACTTCTTCGGAGGAATGGACCAAGGAGGAGTTTTCTGCATACTTTGAGCTTGCTGAAAGGATAAAGATTGGTACTAACCTAAAAATTAAAGTCAGGTGTGACGCTTGCGGTGATGGGGAGGTCACCGCCCCAATCTACTTTCCCTCCGGGTTCAGATCTCTTTTCGTTATTTCAGATATCTTTAGAGAATTATTTTGATCTTAAATTTAGAATGTGGAAAGAGCATGGACTCGATCCAGCTTGGATAGAATCCATTCCTTTTTATGAATATCAAATTTGGCTTGATAAGCTAAATGATGCTGTAGAAAAACAAAACAAGAAAAATCTAGAAGATAGCGGACAGACGGAGGTCTTTAGCTTTAGTAAGTGATTTTAGTTTTCTGGGATATATAATTGGAAATAAAATATCCCTCTGTGGCTGATTCTAATAAACTACTTAAAGAACTTAGTAATCTAAGTAGCAACTTTGATTCCCTTTACCAGGAACTAAAAGCTTCTACCCAAGCAAATACCGATTCATCAAATGAGGTGAAGAATCTTATTGCTGAGGTGAGGAAGGGAAATTCTTTGGGAGATGGCGATCTGAAGGGAGTATTTGAGGGTTTTACAAAATCCCTTTCCAAAACAATTGCTGACCAAAACGATCAAATACTTAACGGTTTAACTGATAAGATATCTCAATCCTTTTCTGGCTCTGTTTCAAATTTTCTTGGTAACGTCCCACAACAGATAGCTCAAGTAAAAGCTGGTAATATGCCAGATTTCAAATCCATATTAGGTGGTAATTCTATAAAAGGGATAGTATCTAATGCAGCTTCCCGCATACCTGGTTTGGCAGATGGTGGAACTGTAGAGAGTAGCGGTATAGCAGTTGTTGGTGAGGAGGGACCTGAATTGGTAGAATTGAAATCAGGGGACAAGGTAAGAACCAAAGAAGAGCAACTGATGGAGATGCTACTTGAG